GGGCATCTTGTTTGCCTTAACGGAGGAAGCAGAAGAGGACATTTTTAACGCGTTGATATACTTCTTACCTCCCGCGGTCATGTAAACCGCTTGCGTTTGGAATCTATTTCCGAAGGGTTGCACGGCGACGACCCCCGCGACGGGACGTCTTTCCACGCGACCGACGCCCCCCACCCGGCAGCTCAAAAATGGGGAGATTCTCAGGGGCGGCGTCCCATTCCATGATGGGAGTGTCGAGGCCCCACTTGGCCTGGGTCTCTCCGTCGACTTCGACCTTGAGACGAATCGGGATGGTCGCCTTCATGCTCGACGCATCGTCGGGAAACGCGTGCTCAAGGATCTTCCCCTTGAAGAGCAGCGCAGGGGTGACCGGATTGACGCCCGGAAGCGCAATCAGATAGGTCTTGTCCGGGGTGGTCTTGGTCACGTGGACTTTCTTTCCAACGAGGGCTTGGGCTTCAGGGGTAAGACGAGCTGCCATTTCCTCTCTTGCGAGAGAAACTCTGGAGTCTCGCGGTTTGTGTACGTCACGATGCCTCGAGCGACCTTGTCTTCGAGATAGTAGGTGCGGTAGGCTTGAACGGGGTCAGCGTGTTTGTACGCGTCGGGCATGGCTTGGCGAAAGGGGGTGGCCTCGCAATCTGGAAGGGCGGGAACTGTGGACTTGAGCCAGACAAGATGGGGCTGGGTCTTGTGGGTCTTGTGAGCGCCGTAGCGGTGCTGGTATTCGGCGCAGAGGGCCAGCCCAAGCTCGACCAGCCAGAGATAGTTGGCGCGACTCTCCCGGACCCAAATGGCGCATGGGTGGTTCGCATGTGTCTTCTTATACGCTCCTGCGGGAAGGTCTGGAGTCCCGAGGACGTGGTGGGCGCTGTACAACAACTGAGCTGTTTCCAGGATCATCTTCACAACGTGTTTGTCGCAGTGAAGGCGAGCCGCGAGGTGCGGGCACCGAGAGAGAACGAAGATATTCATTTGGGGCACGTCCCTCCTGGGAGTCCTGAATCAATCCGTTTTCAGAGGCGATAGAGAGCCGACAGGAGACAGAAGGCGAGGGGGAACGGAGTCTCGGCATGACACAGCATCGCCATCAAGGCATAGGAGCACTGAAGGGCGACCTGGTCGGGAGACATCGACCACGCTGTCATGAGGCAGCGATGAATGAGAGCGGAGGCATGCAGGTTGCCCGGAAGGGTGGCAGCCACATCGTCTCGCAAAAACCGAAACATGCGAACGTAATCGTGTGTCCCAAGTTGGAGAAACGGCTGGACGGGCAGAGACCCAAATCCACAATCTGAAATGGCTTGACTGATAATCGTCCATCGCACCGTGAGTCGCTCGGGAACCTCTCGAGGGTCCAAGGGTGTGGGTTCTCGATGCCGCCGTCGATAGGACCACAGTTTCCGCAATCGGACTCGCGTCTCGGTCGACAGGGGAACCTTGGTGTATGGATTGGCAGGCTCAGTCGAACGCTGGGCCCACTTCCAGAGCGTCGCAAAATCGAACCACCAGATCTTCCCATTCTCCTCGAAGGCGAAATAATCCAGCGGGTACTGGCGGTCTGAGGTCTCGCAGGTGACCAAATCCTCATCATTCGAGAGACCGGCCCGACGGAGAACACCGGGCCCTCCCAATCGAAGCCGGCGACGAAGCAAGGTCCCCCGAACCCACGCTTGAACTCGACTCGCAGCTCCAACCTTGTCTTGATTCACGGTGGCCCAAAGTGTGACCACTTTCGACCGTGCATGTACCCCACAGAGGGTATGTCCAGCGAGAGCTTTTAAGGGGCACTGATCCAGACTCCCCCGTTTCCGCACCGACGCACACGATGGCATCTCTTATCAATTCGGAAATATGCTCTGAAAACGGATCGGGGGTTTTGCGGGGGAAGGCATGTATACTCTCACACAATGTCTACCACTGCAATCATCTCTGCGTCCACTCTTGATGCCTCCAAGGTCTCCTTCGGCGATATCCGCATGAACAAGGCGGGTGGCAAGACTGTTCCGATTAAGTACAATGGACAGAGCCTTCAGATTCGCATCCCGAAGTCCATGTACCCGATGGGAATCAACATCCGCGAGACGGAGAATGGCAACACCTACCAGATGGCGCTGACCCTCAAGGGCTGCGACACCTACGCGAAGGAGCGTGCTGACGCCAGCGCTGGCGAGTTCGGCGTCCTCTACAACTTCCTCCTCGACATGCAGGAGAAGCTCCTCGACGTCGGCACGGCGAACAGCGCCAAGTGGTTCGGCAAGTCTCGCACTCGCGAGGTTCTGACTGACATCATGAAGCAGTTCCTCAGCCCCAGCGTCGAGCGTGTCAACGGCGAGTGGGTTCCGTCTGGCAAGTACCCGCCCAGCTTCCGCATGAAGGTCCCGGTCTACGACGGCGTCGTCAGCATGGATGTCGCCGACAGCACCGGCAAGCCGATTGCAGTCGACCTCGAGAACATCTCCGCGGTCTTCCCCAAGCGAGTTGAGGCCTCCATCGTCGTCACGCCGAGTGTCTATGTCTCCGGACAGGGCTTCGGTGTCACCTGGCGCATCACGCATGCTCGGGTTGCTCCTCCCCAGCGTCTGACGGCGGCTCAGGTGTTCGCGGACGAGATTGAGGAGGAGACGAATGCTCCGGCTGCGGTTCCGCTTGATGAGGAGGAGGCTCCTGTTGAGGCACCTGCTCCTGCACCGGCTCCTGCACCGGCACCGGCTCCTGAGCCTGCGAAGCCTGCTGCGAATCGCCGCCGGAACGTAGCCGCAGCCGTGTAAAGACCTCGGAGTCAGGGGGCGGAGTGTGAAGGATGAAGTCGGAATCAACAAACAACACCTTTTCCAATTGGGGCAGATCCAGCGGGGCCTCGACGTTCGTGCAGAAGGGAGACGGCCGAAGCGATCGTTTTCCACAGGTGACGCAGGTGTAGACAGTCGGGCGCTGGATGATCATCTCGGGGGTGAGAATGCGAAGAGGTCCGTGGAGGCACTGCTCGAGGAAGCTCTCGACAGTCGTCCATCCTTCATTCAGGAACCGCTCAAAGGGAGCCTTGGGCAGGCGGCTCCAGAGGTCCCCGTCCGTTGTCCAGCCGTCTTCCTGGAGCAGAGTTCCAAACTCATCCTCCTGAAACCACAGGAGCCGAACGTCTCCCGGATTGTCGCGGGCATGCTCGGAGCATCCCACACGCTGGAGGTCCTGGTCGTAGAGCCAATAGACGTTCGCATGCGTATACCGCGGGTCCCGTCCTCCGCGATACACCTCCCGACCGTCCATGACCCAGAGGTCCGAGACGACATCAATATCGGTCTCCGTAATATCGGGGGAGATATCCGTGTACACAAACTCGGGGGCGAGGATGGAATACATTACTCTTGCTAGTCAAACTTTACCGACAGCGTGAACGCCGAGAGGCAAATCGCTTTGGTGGCAGAGCGAGATAGCTCGTGACGCTTCCGGCGGTCTCCCTCCTTCGGCTGGAGAGTTGTGGAGCAAGAATCCATGTCGGCTTGAACCGCATCATAATTGGCTTCGAGATACTCCAAGACCTCATCTTCGAGGACCCAGTGGAAAAAGTTCAGCTGTCCGACGGTCGTGTTGAGGCCAAGGAACGTAATCTTCTTCCAGCGGCAGAACGGGTCGAACATCTTTTTTGAGTACGCGCGCAGGTTAGCCTTGTATCGGAGGTAGATATTGACGTCGCGGCCCTCCGTCGTGAGATAGGCGATGTTGTGCTTCTTCGCGTAATTGGTCACAAGCCAATCCAGCAGACGCAGGCTAATCTTGGACTCCCCTGTAAGAATCGGTTGGATCCGGGACAGCCGTCCCGCGTCGGAATAAAAGGTGGACAGACGCCGAAGGACCATGTCTTCTTTCGAGGTGATTGTCTCCATGTGTGAGTTCGGGGCTTTCATAGAAAATGGCTTCGTGTGTATAATGAGCGAGCCAAAACTTCCGGACGACTTCTGGACAGTGGACATCTCCGTCGATCCTCTCGCGATGGTCCCCGAGGTTGGAGCTGACCTCACACTCATTGAAGCCCACGAGTCCGAGCTGGAGTCCATCGTGCAGCAGATGTGGTCGGACATGACAACGGAGACCAAACTTCTCGAGGGCGTTGACATTCCCGAGCAGGAGGACATTGTCATCCCTCGGATTACGGAGGCGGAGTTTCAGGCCCTCCTTCACCCTCCCGAAAACGAACCTTCGCAAACTGAAGAGAGACAAGAGTAATGGAGGATGTCCTCTCTCAATGGCTCCTTGAAAATCGCCCCTGTACTCATCTCGGGACTCGTGTCCGCCAGTTCCTATTGGCTTGCCGTACTCTACAACCGGGACTCTCGTACAGTGCACTCAAACGTCATGTTACCCCCATCGTTGACGCCCTCATGCTCGGAGACGTCGGCCGCCTCTGGCTCCGGGACCGTGCCTTTGAACGTGTTCTCCGTCTTTACGGGCAGAATGATCAGCGGACCACACAATGGCACGCGAAGCGAGGCGAAATGATTACAGCGTCGGAAGTCTACAAGGTCTTCGGCTCAACCGAAGGGCGGAAAGAGGTGATGCTGCGGAAGCTCGAGCCTCCGTCGACGGGAGACGCAGGGGTGTCCAACCCCATTCCGGCTCTGCTGTGGGGAACTCGATTTGAGCCGGTGGCCAAGCGCATCTACGAGGAGACCACGCGGTGCACGATTCTTGATGTCTCCTGCGCCCAGCATCCGCGGTATCCCTTTCTCGGAGCCTCACCGGATGGGCTGATTATCCCGCTTGACGATGACCCTCGGCGCTATGG